ATCATTTGAAAACACCACCACTACACGATCACAATGGAAATTTTACAATCACTCAAACACCCTAGCATCGCTAGAAATTTAATAAATGTAATCCCATCACGATCCGTTCTCTCAGGATATGAATATGGCTTAGCTTACGTCAAAACATTGAAATCTTTCAAGAAATCAATGCCCGTAGCAACACATGTTGATGAATACATTCTTGAAGCAATGAAGCTCTTAGCACCCTCGCGCTTAACTTACACTGTAACTCGAACCAGACATCGACCTACCTACAACGAACGTTCTTTTGCAAAGAACCTCGCTCTTTACGCATCTCGAAGAAGACCAGAACCTAAAGACTGGAAACTATTCACAGATACTCACTGCTCCGAACTTGACATACCAACAGTTCACACTTACAACGCAGAAACTGACTTCGCTAAACTAGACATAAACTGGTCTGCCGCCGCTGGCTATGGATACGAAGGCTCGAAAGGTAACCTTTCAAACTTCATCCGCGCCTCACGCACTGCAGCAGTCGCTATTGCACAGCGACAAGAAGGACGTATTCTCACATTCAATGAGTACACGCCTGATATCGCTTTCTCGAAACCCGAGCCAAGTGAAACTAGCAAGGAAAAACTTCGACCTATCTGGTCACAAGCTTTCCACAATTGGATAATTGGCGCTCTGACCCATCAACCAATAACTCACGCTACTCCATCAGACTACGACTACCCTTTGATATGTAACATCGATCCCGTAATCGACATTCCTAAGCTTTACGCTCACTGGGACAACAAGTACCCTGACTACAAATTTGTCCAAATCGATTACTCTCACTACGATTGCGACTCCCAAACCTGGGAAACTGACGCAGACGTTAGATGGACTCGACGAACTGTACGAACTCCGAACCCTTACTCTCAAGCCGCACTTGACTTCAATTGCGATTGGGCGAATCACGGCACCGTTGTCACCCCTTGGGGCGACAAATTTGCCAGAAACGGCCCTATTGGATCGGGAGGTTCCGAAACCTATCTCCGTGATAGCCGACAAGGCTACCGAAGATTAAAGTACGCACTCATTTCCTTTCAAAAGAAATGCGAACAACCACTAATCATCAAACAAGGAGGCGACGACGCTGTCATCGGCTACCCTGACTACATGAACTTTCCATCGTTAGAATTGTCTCAAATATTGCATGACGACTTCAACGCTGTCATCAACCCAGACAAATTTCTTTACGCTGAACAAGCTCGAGATCTTCATCTCTTCTCGAACTACGCTGACGAAGGCTACCGAGCACATCGAACAAACGATGAAATCGCTATGCTAACGAAAGCACTCTACCCACTACATGAGGTTCTGGACCCCAGAGTCTCAACCC